CCCTACATGATAAACTTTCCCAAACCTCAGGAATCCCCAAAATGTCCCAAAAACTCCTTCAATCCCTCCTCGATGACACCATCGCCCTCTCCCTAAAGACCCTCCACTTCCACTGGGTCGTCACCGGACCCCACTTTTCCGCCCTCCACGACCTCTTTGGCACCCAATACAAAGCCCTTTCCGAATCCGCCGACCACATTGCCGAGAGAATGCGGTCCCTTTCCCTCACCCCAACCCCCTTCACCTCCCTCGACGCCACCTTCTCCATCGACCCCACCCCCAAAAAGACACCCAAAGACACCCAAATCCTGGAAATCCTGGCCCTCGACCACGAAAAGCTGGCCCTCTTCTCCTCCGAAGCCTCCCAGGAAACCACCACCGACCCCGCTACCAGCAACCTCTTCGCTGAAAAACAGGAATACCACTCCAAAGCCGCGTGGTTCCTCCGCAGCCACCTCCAATAACCCCAGGAAACCCCCATGCGCGCCCTCATCACTGGCATCACCGGCCAAGATGGCTCCTATCTCGCCAACTTCCTCCTCTCCAAAAACTACCAAGTCCACGGTCTCATCCGCAGCCACTCCCCCAACCTCAAAAACCTCCAATTCTTCAACCTTGATTCCCGCATCACCTTCCACCAAGGCGACCTCACCAACGCCTCCGACATAACCCGCATAGTCTCCATGGGCTTCGACGAAATCTACAACCTCGGTGCCCAATCCTTCGTCGGTTCCTCCTGGCAAAACCCCACAGCCACCTCCCAAGTCAACGCACTAGGCCCCCTCCACCTCCTTGAAGCCATCCACCAACACAGCCCCCGCACCAAATTCTACCAAGCCAGCACCTCCGAAATGTTCGGCAACAGCAGCGCACCCCAAAACGAATCCACCCCCTTCCAACCCCGCAGCCCCTACGGTGTAGCCAAACTTTTCGGCCACCACATCACCCGCAACTACCGCGAATCCTACAACCTCCACGCCTCCAGCGGCATCCTCTTCAACCACGAATCCCCCCTGCGTGGTCCCCAATTCGTCACACGCAAAATCACCCTCGGCATCGCCGCCATCCTCAACGGCAAACTCAAGAAAATCTCCCTCGGCAACCTCGACGCAAAGCGCGACTGGGGTTTCGCCGGAGACTACGTAAAAGCCATGTGGCTAATGCTCCAGCAACCCAACCCCGACGACTACGTCGTCTCGACAGGCCAAACCCACAGCATCCGCGACTTCCTCTTCCACGCTTTTGACCGCGTGGGCCTCCGCTGGGAAGACCACGTAGTCTTCGACCCCACCCTCTTACGTCCCGCCGAAGTCAACATCCTCCAAGGCGACCCCACCAAAATTTCAAATTTGGGGTGGGAACCCGAAACCTCCTTCACCCAACTCATCCACAAGATGGTGGATTGGGATTGCCACCGCTTGCGCTAACAGCAATTTCAAATTTGGGTTGCCTTCCCAAAATTTTCTCTGTAGGGTATCCTTGCCCCCCTCCCACACTTCAGTACCCACACAACTTGTGGGGATAATGGGGTGGGGGAAGCGACTGCACGCCCTTCGGACGTGTGGCATTTTCCTAAAATTTTAGGGAAGTGGGGGCGGTTGTGAGGGTTGTGAAGGTTGACTTTGACGGCGCCCTCACGCCCTAAGTCCTTGAAATCATTGAGTTTGTGAAGGTTGTGAAGGTTGGAGTCCCTACTTTTCCCCATGAAGAAAGTATATAAGGTGGGGAAAATGTTGCGGGGGAACCTTCACAACCTTCACAATCCAATGATTTCAATGGGTTAGCCGTGAGGGTTGTGAGCGTCCAAAAAATGAAATTTGGGGTAGGTGGGCGGGGGGCCTCACCATGATGGCAGAAAACTTCCAGAGTTGTCAAGTGGCGATTTTGGGGGTTGCGCATCGCGGGGGCCGGTGGTAGGTTGGCCGCGCTTCGTGCAAAGAAGGAGATGACTATGGAAGACGAGAAGAAAGATTCCACGATTCTGGGTCCGGCGGGCCTCTTCAAGATTGCGGCGGAAAGGCTGAAGCCGTGGCGCACCCCCAACGGCGATGTCTTCGTGGATTTGTGGGTCGATGCGATCCGGCATACAGTCCCCGTGAAGAGTGAAGCCTTCACCGGGTTGATTTATATGGTGGCGGCGCAAAATGCGCCAGGAAAGCTGCCAAGTGGGAAAGCGGTGGAGGAGTTGAAGGCCTACTGCGTCGGAACCGCGTTGGCCAGCCAGCGCATGCTTCCCGCCTACGTCAGGGTTGGCGGCGAAACCAACAAGACAATCTGGTATGATTTGGGCAGCGATAGCCACGAAGTGGTGAAGTGGGAAGGTGGCTTCTGGCGGATTTGTCGCCAGACGGGCGATACCCCCCGCTTCTATAGGCCCAATGGCATGTTGCCGCAGATTGTGCCGAATGGGGGCGGCAACCTTGTGGAGTTGCTGGGGAAGCATGTCAGGGCAAAGCCCGAAGATATTGTGCTGCTGGCCGCGTGGCTGGTGGGCGCTTTCAAGGTGGGGGGACCCTACCCCATCCTCATTATCAATGGTGAGCAGGGAAGCAGCAAATCCACCACGACGAGGTTGCTGCGTCGGCTTGTGGATCCCCACGCCAGGGATATGCGGGAACCTCCAGCGGGCGGTAGGGATCTTGTGGCAGCGGTGAAGAATTCCTATGTGTTGGCGATTGACAATGTGTCGTCGTTGCCCAACGTGTTGAGTGATTCGCTGTGCCGTATATCTACGGGTACGGGTGCTTTGGGTGGCCGCGCCCTCTACACCGATAGCGATGAGGCAGCCTTCACGGCTTGCAGACCCATCGTGTTGAATGGTATTCCCGCGTTTGCTGAGAGGGAGGACCTTGTGTCCCGCAGCATCAACGTGGAGTTGCCGAGTATTCCCCCACACCAGAGGATGGACGATGACACTTTCTGGGAGAGGTTTGAGGCTGATATGCCTTGTATCCTGGCTAGTATTTTTGATTGTGTGGCGCGTGCCCAAACAGGATTCGCATCCGTTAGATTGAATGAGGCGCCCCGCATGGCCAACTTTGCGCGGTGGGCCTTTGCTGGGTTGGGGGAAGATGGCAACAAATTCCTCGATGCCTACAGCCGGAATAAGATGGAAGCTGCCGCCCATACCATTGAGCATAATGAGGTGGCCCAAGCCCTGGTAGCCCTGATGCGGGATAAGGAAGTGTGGTATGGCAGTTGGAGTAAGCTGCTGGCCGATTTGCAACCCCTTGCGGTAGTCACCAAGTATTGGCCCACCAACTCCCTGCAGTTGAGGAATCGGGTCATACGGTTGAGTGAGGATTTGCGGAAGTGTGGGCTGGAGTGGCGAAACAATGGGAGGGAAGGCGGCAGTGGTCGCAGCGTCCTGGAGGTTCGCCGCCTCAAGGGATACGTCAACAATCATGTTCTGACTTCTGTGTCGTGAGGGTGTCGTGAAAGAAGACGAGAAGGAATTGATGCTGAAGGCCAAGGAGAGGGCAGCAGCCCTCGACCACACAGAGATTGTGCGGTATGCCTCCATCATGAAGACGTTGACCCCCGAGGAGGAAATCTTCTGCAAGGAGTTTGCCGCCACGGGGGATCGACGCAAGGCAATCGTGGCCGCCGGATATGATGGCAAGTATGCGTCGAATACTGCCGCGCGGTGGCTGGCGAAGGGGCGCATCCAGGATCGCCTCAACCAGCTACGCAGCAAGGTGGAGGCCCGCCTCGACATCAGCAAGGAAATCTACTTGCAGATGTTGCAGGAGACTTATGAGAGGGCCATGGCTGACGGGGATTACGCGGGGGCCAATAGGGCCGCAGAGTTGATGGGCAAATCCCTGGGGTATCTGGTGGAGCAGAAGGCCATCCTCAACGTGAAGACCAAGATACCGGAAGATAGGAGTCAGCGGGTTGCTGAGGTACAGCGCCTCGCGAAGATTGCGGGGGTGACCCTTGAGTGACGAAGACGAGTTGCTGGAGCAGTTGCGCCTCCTTGCCGAAGCCAAGGCGCGCGATTCCTACTACGCCTACATGCAGTATGCCGCGCCGTGGATTCTCCCGGAGGGTTTCGTAGATGGAAACCACATCCGGGAGATCGCGGAGTTGCTTCAGTGGGTGGAGGAAACACCGAGGGCAAGGGCCATGATTTTCATGCCGCCCCGAAGCATGAAGAGTGTCAATGGGTCCGTGTTGTTTCCCACCTGGATTTTGGGAAGACACCCCACATGGCAAGTCATGGGCGTCTCGTATGGCCAAGAGTTGGCCAACGCCTTTGGTAGGGATACCCGAAATTTGATTATGTCTGAGGACTATCAGCGGGTATTCGATACGAGGATCAAAGCGGATAGCAGGGCAACCAACCGCTGGGATACGGAACAAGGGGGACGATATGTGGCTGCTGGTATTACCGCTGGTATTGCTGGTCGCGGAGCTAACATCGCTATTATTGATGACCCACTGAGTGAACAGGATGCGATGAGTAAAGCGTCCCGCGAATTCGTCAAGAATTGGTGGCCTGGGGGTTTGAGGAGCCGACTTCAGCCAGATGGTCGCATCGTCATCATCACGACGAGGTGGCATGAGGACGACCTCGCGGGGTGGCTCCTCACCATGGCGGAAAACGACCCCAAGGCGGAACAGTGGCGAGTCCTCAGCATCCCCGCTTTGAGTGAGGAGGATGAGTCGTATTGGCCGGAAAGATGGCCCGCCGAGTACCTGAGGGGGTTGCGGGAAGATCCCACGATGCCCCGCAGCCAGTGGAATGCCCTCTACATGCAGGAACCCACGGGTGAGGAGGGCAACCTCATCAAGGCGGAAAACCTGAAGTGGTGGAAGCAGGGGGAAACACTACCCCAATGCGATGCCATCTTGATGTCTGCTGATACTGCGTTTGGCCAAAAGGAAACCAGCGACTACAGCGTACTTCAAATTTGGGGTATCTTCAATACGCAGTATCAGGATAGTAGGGGCAAGGAGTTTACCGTGCCGAATGCCCTCTTGCTGGCGAATAGGCGGGGTAGGTGGGAGTACCCGGAGTTGCTGAATCAGGCACGGCAACTCGTCAAGAAGTATAATCCTGATCGCATCATCGTTGAAAAGAAGGCGTCAGGAGAGGTCCTCTACCCAGATTTGATGAGGGCGGGGCTACCAGTTGTACCATATATTCCTGGCAAAGGTCAAGATAAAGTTGCGCGGGTGCATGCCTGTTTGCGCTTCTTCGTTTCAGGAAGGGTGTGGCTTCCTGAGGGAGAGGAGTGGTCCTACAATTTGGCCGAGGAGGCTTTGGCCTTCCCCAAAGGGAAGAATGACGACCAAGTAGATGCGATGACGATGGCCCTCCTCTACCTTCGGGATTCCTATGCCCTCTACAACCAGGATGATTCGGGGGTGGATGGGGAAGAGGATAGGCCACACAAGAGAAAGACTTACTGGACTTGATCTTTAGCTCCAAAAGTGTTAGGATTCTAGGATGCCCATCCAAAACAATAATCCCCTGGACCCCCTGGTGTTGGCCCCCACTGTCGTTGAGTTGGACGACGGGGGAGTTGACGTGGAATTCGGGGAAGATGAAGTCAGCATTGACTTTACGGACCATGGGGCCAACCTCGCCGAAATGCTCCCGGAAACGGACTTGGGGATGCTGGGATCCGACATCTGCGACAACGTGATGGCGGATTTGAATAGTAGGGCTGAGTGGGAAAACCTCATCGTCAAGGGGATGGGGGAGTTGGGTCTGAAGATCGAAGAGACTTCGGAACCCTTTGAGGGTGCGTGTGCGGCCACCCACCCCCTTCTCCTTGAGAATGTGGTGAAGTTTCAGAGTAAGGCAGTGCAGGAAATTTTCCCCGCTGCTGGCCCAGTGAAGACGCGGGTGTGGGGTACTTCGACCCCCGAGAAGGAAGCCGCCGCTTCCCGACTCAAGGAATTCCTCAACTACCAAGTCCTTGAGGAGATGGTCGAGTACTTCGATGAGACGGAGAGGCTTCTCTTCGCCCTCCCCCTGGTGGGTAGCTGCTTCCGCAAATTGTATTTTGACACGGGGCTGAATCGGCCTGTGGCGGAATACGTCCCTGTAGACCAATTCGTGGTGTCGTACAATGCGCCGGATCTCCGGAGGGCGCAGCGGTACACCCACATCATCTACAGGTCTGAAGAGGATTTGAAGGCGGATGTCGAGGCTGGCATCTATCGGGATGTGGGTTTGTCCCAGCCCGGCATGATCGATCAGGGTGTGATTGCAGCCAAGATTGACGAGTTGCAGGGTGTCACCCAGCCCAGTGAATATCGTGCCCACGTCTTGTATGAGTGTCATGGGTATTTTGACGTGGAGGATAAGGGTCCCCTTCCCTACGTCATCACGGTGGAATCCAACTCACGTAAGGTGTTGAGTATTCGCCGGAATTGGGATCAGAATGACCCCCAGAAGAAGAAGCTGGAGTGGTTTGTCCACTACCGCTACGTCCCGACGATGGGCTTCTACGGGTTGGGTCTCATTCACCTCATCGGTAGTTTGTCGAAGACTGCCACCCTCACGATGCGGGCGTTGGTGGATGCCGGTATGTTTGCCAACTTGCAGGGTGGCTTCAAGCTGAAGTCGCTGCGGGTTGTGGGCGGGAATGATCCGATTGGGGCTGGAGAGTGGCGCGATGTCGATGCCACCATCCAGGATATCTCCAAGGCTATTTATCCCCTCCCCTACAAGGAACCGTCGCAGACTCTCCTTGCCCTCCATCAGATGGTCGTGGCTAGTGGCCAGAAGTTTGCCGACACTACGGAACAGGTGATTTCTGACAGCACCAACTATGGGCCTGTGGGTACCACGCTGGCCCTGTTGGAGGCATCCACCAAATTCTTCTCGGCCACCCATAAGCGCATCCACGCGGCCCAAAAGCAGGAATTCAAGATCCTGCGGAGGCTGGATAAGGATTATTTGGGGCGTTACCCCTATGCGGTGCAGGGTGCCCCCGTTGAAATTTTCCGGATGGATATCGCGGCTGAAGTCGATATCATTCCCTCCTCGGATCCCAACACCCCATCCAATGCACATAGGTTGACGCGGGCCACCACCATCCTCCAGATGGCGTCGCAGAATCCCCAGATGCATGACATGCGGGAAGTGTATCGGCGTGTCTACTCCGCGATGGAAGTGGACAACATGGATAAAATCTTGCCGCCTCCCATCCAGCCGCAGCCCCTGAGTCCTCTTGAGGATATCATGATGGCGTCTGAGGGTAAGCCAATCAAGGCATTCCCTGGCCAGGATCACCAAGCCCACATTGCCACCAAGTCGGCCTTCCTCCAGGATCCCATGGGTGGTGCGTCTCCCATGTTTGCGGGGATTGCCCCCATTATCCAGGCCAATGTTCGGGAACACATCATCATGCAGTATGTGGAAGCGGCGATGGCTATGGGAGCCAACAACGATCAGGCCCAGGCTGCTGCCGTCACCCAGGTTGCCCAGAGTAACCTCCAGCAGATGATGTCTTCGCAGCAGCCGCAGGATCCCACCGTCCAGTTGGGCATGGCGGAATTGCAGATGCGTGGTAAGGAACACGAAGACAAGATGCTGAATAATGCCGCGCAGCTTGCAATCCGTAACCGCGAGTTGAATTTGCGGGAACAGGCCCAAAATCAGAAGGGCTACGTTGAGGGTTTGAAGGTGAAGCAGAAGGAAGCCGATTCCGTGAGGAAGGCTGCCACCGCTGCTGTCGCCGCAATCGGGAGGAAAACGGGTGCCCAGTAAGTCTTTTTCCCAGGCCCGCATGATGGCTGGGGCAAGTCACGACCCTGTCTTCGCGAAGAAGGTCAAAGTCCCACAGAAGGTTGCTAAGGAGTATAACATGGCTGACAAGCGTAGTGGTTTTCTGAAGTCTGCTATGCGGGCCAAGGGTCCCGCCTACCAGGAAGGTGGTAGCGTTGATGCCTCCAAGGTCATTGAGGATATCGACAAGGAGGCTAAGGAGGGCGCGAAGAGGCGGGCCGACGATGCGAAGCAGAGGGAAAGCCAGAAGCCTTCCAAGCCTCGCAGTGATGCCCGCAATCCGGATCGCGCTGTGAAGACCCCCAAGATCTTCGATAAGCCTCCCCAGGCGTATGCCAAGGGTGGTGCTGTGCGGGGTGCTGGTGCTGCGAAGCGGGGTGTGAAGCCCGCCCGATTCTACTGATAGGAGATACTACAATGAAGAAGATGTCGATGAAGGGTGGCAAGATGGGCGATCCCACCAAGCTTTCCGCCGATAAGTTTTCGGCGCGGGCCAAGCGGGCTACCCTGCGTGGTGACGATGCCGGTACCTACATGAAGGGCGGCAAGGTCAAGAAGATGGCTAAGGGTGGCAAGTGCTACTGAAGCATTTCGAGAAGGTCATTCGGGATCGGCAGACCTCTTTGGGGATTCAGCTTCTCCAGGGGTCTGCTGAAACCTATGACAAATATATGTGGCATGTCGGCTACTCTGTTGGTATGTTGGATGCATTGGCCCTCCTAAAGGAGATCGTTGATGCAGATTCCGACAGCGAAGAGTAGCGGTAACACTGGTTGGTGGACGGATCCCAATACCCCCGACCCGGAAGATCTTCCGGTTGTCCGGGGTTGGCGCATTTTGGTGAGACCGATCCCCAACGCCCCCAAGACTAAGGGGGGTATCATCATTCCGGATTCCACCATCGAGACGATGGATCTTATCCGCAGTGTGGGTCAGGTGAAGTCCGTTGGCCCCATGGCCTACAGTCGGAATGATATGGGAGAAATCCCGTGGTGCAAGGTGGGAGACTTCATCTTGTATCCGCGCTACAGTGGGGCCAAGTTTTCCTACGGTGGCGTGAAGTATCTTCTTTTGAATGATGACGAAGTGCTGGCGGTTATCCAGGATCCCGCCCGCATCAATGAGTAGGACTTGACAAGCCCACTCATTTCAATGTATCTTGGAATTGCGTAACGCAGGATCGCAACTGTGGAAAACGAAGATAAGGAATGGGTTGACGTAGAAGTTAATTCTGCGGAGACCCCGAAGGTGGAAACACCTCAGGAAGACGAAGTTTCGCAGATGGGACCCCGTGCCCAGAAGCGGATCAAGCAGCTAGTAAGTAAGGCCCACACCTTGGAGGCTGAAGTCTCCAAGTGGAAGCAGGAAGCGGAAGCAGCAAAGAAGTATGCTGCTGCTGCTGCGGAGAAGGTCAAGGGTACCGAATCCACTGCGAATCAGGTTTTCCGCGACTCCCTCCAGGAGAAGCTGAAAGCCTCGAAAGCCAAGTGGGATGCCGCTTATGATGCTGCCGACAAGGAGGCAATGTTTGCCGCCCAGTCGGAAATGATGGCAACCCAGGTTGACTTGAAGGCCTTGGAAGCGTGGCAGAGGAATGCGGAAACTACGCCCGCGCCCCAAAAGCCGCAGCCCCAGACCACCAAGCAGCAGCAGATTGCCCCGGTTACCAAGCAGTGGATGGACAACAATCCCTGGTTTGGTAGGGGTGAGAATGCGGATCGGGCAGCTACCGCCTTGGCTGTGGCCATTTCCGATGACTTGATGCAGGAGGGATTTGATCCCGCCTCTCAAGATTTCTACGAGGAGGTTGAAAAGCGCCTTCTTGCTGAGATGCCCCGAATGGCTAACAAGCTTTCGGGTCGGGAACCGGAACCCCGCAAGCCGGTTGTCGCTGGGCAATCGCGCAATCCCAGTAGGCGTGTCCGCTTGGATGAAGGCACTGTTAGGGCGTCCCAACGCCTTGGTGCCTCCCTGGAAGATACCGCCCGGTATGCTGAAGCAATTCAGAATGCCGGCGATGGATACGTGACAATCGACATCAAGCGTGGAAGGAAGTGACAATGACGACACATCGCAGCCGGGAAGAAGATTCTCGCAGTCGTGAGTGGAAGGAACCCAACGAGTTGGAGGTGCCGGAATCCCTGGTACGCCGACTGAAGAGTGAGGGTTTCGGCACTCGATGGATCCGTGTTATGTCGGAGGGCAAGCCGGATCCCGTCAATGTCATGACCCGACTTCGCGAAGGCTATGAATTCGTGAAGGTTGATGAAGCGCCGGAATGGTTGGGTGCCCCCAGCCTGGAGTATGGTAAGCACGGCAACATCATCACCATCGGAGATCTTGCCCTCGCCAAGCTGCCCCTGGACATCTCGAAGTCCCGGACGCGGCAGATGGAAGAGAGGACGCAGGCCCTTACAGATGCGATCAACAGGCAGCTAGCCGAAAATCGAAATCTGAATAGGGCCATGCCAGTGAGTAATCGAGGTAGTAGTAGCAAGGTGTATTCAGGTGGCCGCACCCCTACTCTGGACTAACAACCAAAGGCCACTTGTGTAAGGAGTAACGAAATGGCTTCTACCAAGCGGCCTTTTGGCCTTCAGCCGGTTCGAATCAGGGGTGGTGCGCCCAACACGGGTGCCCTCACCACGTATCGCGTTGGGGCTTCGGCTGGCCCTTCGGACATTGGTGACGGCGATCCGGTGAAGATGATTCCGGGTGGCCAGATCCAGGCGTGTACCGCTGCCACCGACTACGCCATTGGCGTAGCCAAGGGTTTCAAGTGGGTGGACCCCGTCACGAAGCGTCCCACCTGGAGTAATTACCTCCCGGCGGGTACTTCGTCTGCTGACAGCAACATCTACGCCTATGTCGTGGATGACCCGGCGGCTACCTTCATCATCCAGGCTGATGCCTCGGTGACTGCGGGTGACCTCGGACTCAACTTCGAGTTGTCGGCTATCGCGTCGGTGAATACGTCCTACGGCAAGTCGCAGGCTGTCCTCAAGGCTTCGACCCGCACCACGGCTACCAAGCTGGTGCGTCTCGTTGGCCTCTACGACACGCCGGACAATTCCTTCTCGGACGCCTTCCCGATTGTCGAAGTGCGCTGGGTCCAGCATCGCGACACCCAGGCTTCTGCCTTCTAAGGAGAACAAATAAATGGCAGCTATCACTAGGGCAAATATTGCCAAGCAGCTTCTGCCGGGACTCAATGCGGTCTTCGGTGTGGAGTATGGTTCGATTGACGACCAGCATCTTCCGCTTTTCGAGATTGAAAACTCGGAACGCGCCTTTGAAGAGGAAGTCCTCTTCACGGGCTTCGGCACTGCGCCGACGAAGGATGAGGGTGCCGCTGTCGAATACGACAACGCGCAGGAAGCGTGGACCAGCCGTTACACGATGGAAACGGTTGCCCTTGCTTTCAGCATCACGGAAGAGGCCATGGAGGACAACCTCTATGACACCTTCGCGCGGGTGCGAGCCAAGGCGCTTGCGCGGGCCATGGCCAACACCAAGCAGGTCAAGGCGGCCAACGTCTACAACAACGGATTCAATCCGCTGTTCCCTGGGGGTGACAACGTCCCCCTCTTCTCGGCGTCGCACCCGACGATTGGTGCGGGCAACTTCAGCAACACCGTCGCGGTGGATCTCAGCGAGACGGCCCTGGAGAATGCCCTCATCAATATCAGCCTCTTCCGAGATGACCGTGGCATCCTCATCGGGACGAAGGGCGTTAGCCTCCACATCCCGCCGCAGCTTCAGTTCGTTGCGGAACGACTGATGAAGACGCCGGGTCGTGTTGGCACCACCGACAACGACATCAATGCCCTGAAGAATATGGGCATGCTGCCGGGTGGCTACCACATCAACCAGCGTTTCACGGATCCCAACGCTTGGTTCATCAAGACGGATGCACCCAACGGATCGAAGATGTTCAATCGCGTCTCGCTTCAGACGAAGATGGAACCGGACTTCGATACGGGCAATCTGCGCTATAAGGCCCGCGAGCGTTATGCGTTCGGCTGGTCGGATTGGCGCGGTTGGTATGGCTCGTCGGGTAGCACCTGATATAGCCAACCCTGAGTAAGTTGGAGGGCTGGGGAGTGATCCCTGGCCCTCTTGCTTTTTTACTCCCAAAAGTGTATAGTTGGCGGGACACCCCGGCAAAAGAATCGGGGATACAATTTATCCCCCAATCTGTTGGAGATCTCAATGTCTCGATTCACTCGCGAAGCGTATCCGGTGGTTGTCGTTGCCTCGGTTGGCACTTCTGCCGCCGACTTTGGTGTTGATACGGATGGCAGCCTCATCCTCAATCAGGTGGTTGCCACATCCATCAACGGTATGGGTGTCTCGTCGGCCCCCGCCTACCTTCCCATCAAGAATGCGGCTGGCACCGTCTACTACATCCCCGTCT